TGGCGACCAAGTTGATGGAGCGTAACCCAGAAGCCGTCGGGCCTTCGGTATATCAAAGCCGCGGCCTCTTGGTGCTCGGGTAGCTGACGGATGAGCTTGTTTGACCGTCTGTTCTCGTGGGCCGGAGCGTCGACTTCACCCCCGCAGACAACATCGGCGGCCCCGCAAATGCGACCGCCGGTGAGCGCTTATTCGACCATCGACCTACTGAATGACGCGGGCCTTCCGGATTTCATGCGCGGCGGAGTGTCGAGCTCCGGCGCGGTCGTAAACCGAAAGACGATCCTGAAGAACGCATCGGTAGCGCGCTGCGTGTTCCTGATCAGCAATGCGATCGGCATGCTGCCCTTCCCGTTGATGAAGAAGGGCGCAAACGGCGCACGCGACAAGGCTCAGGATCATCCGGTCTATGGGCTGTTGAACGACCGGCCGAATGGCTGGCAGACGCCGTTCGAATTCAGGCGCCTGATGCAGCATCGCGCGTTGACGGATGGCAATGCCTACTCGCTGATCATCCGCGCACGAGGTGCCCCGCGGGCCCTCATCCCGATCGCGGCAACAAACATGAAGGTCGAGCAGCGAGACGACTGGTCGATCCGGTACCAGGTGCGGAACGCTACGGGTAGTTTCCGTGACGTCGCGACCGAGGATGTTCTGCATGTGCGCGGACCTTCCGAAGACGGCATCAAGGGCCTTGCCTTGACGGATTACGCCGCCGAGGTGCTGGGCCTGTCGCTGCGGGCGCAGGAAGCCGCGGCGCGGCTGTTCAGCCAGGGCTTCATGGCGGCCGGCGCCCTGAAGAGCTCCGGCAAGCTGACTGATGACGCCGTCGATCATCTACGCGAAAGCGTCGAGGCCTTCTTCTCCGGCGCTCAGAATAGCGGGCGCGTGATGATCCTTGAGGAGGGATTGGGCTGGGAGCCGATCTCGTCGACCGCCAAGGATGCTCAAAATCTGGAGACGCGGCAGCACCAGATCGAGGAGGTGGCCAGGATCTTCGGCGTGCCGCGGCCGTTCCTGATGGTCGACGATACCAGCTGGGGCACGGGCATCGAGCAACTCGGCATCTTCTTCGTCCAATATGGCCTCGCGCCCTGGTTCAAGGCCTGGGAAGACAGTGTCGCACTCGCGCTGTTGACCCCCGAAGAGCGCCGCGGCGGCTACTATCCCAAGTTCAACGAGCGCGCGCTCCTTCGCGGTTCGATGAAGGACCAGGGCGAATTCCTGTCCAAGATGATGGGTGCCGGCGGAACGCCGCAGATCATGGAGCAAAACGAGGCCAGGAGCCTGCTCGACCTGCCCGACCATGAAGATGGCTCGGGGCTGTCGAGTGGCGCGATGGGAAGCCAACCGTCCGGAGGAAGCGGCAAATGACGATCAGAAACGGATTGCGCGTGATGGCGAAAGCGCGGCCTGGCGCACTGCCTCTGCCTGGCGACAACAAGGTTTCCGCGTTCACCAAGGGCGATGTGCTCGATCGCTGGTCCAGTGATGCCGCGGGCGTGCGCCCCGCTGCGCTTGAGATCGGCGACAATGTCATCACGATGTTCGACATCATCGGTGAGGACTTCTGGACCGGCGGGGGGATAACCGCCAAGAAAGTGGAGTCGCAGCTTCGCGCGATCGGCGATCGCCCGGTCGATGTGCAGATCAACTCGCCCGGCGGCGATATGTTCGAAGGGATCGCGATCTTTAATGTCCTGCGCGAACATAGCCAGGAGATCACAGTTAAGGTGATGGGTATGGCCGCCTCGGCCGCCAGCATCATCGCCATGGCGGGCGACAAGGTCGAAATCGGCGCCGCCAGTTTCATCATGATCCATAACTGCTGGGTGGTCGCGGTAGGCAACCGGCATGACATGGCTGAAACCGCTGCCTGGCTGGAGCCGTTCGATCAGGCGATGGCGGATGTGTATGCGGCGCGCACCGGGGCCTCGCCCAAGGATATCGCCAAGTGGATGGATGCTGAAACCTATATGTCGGGTTCGCTCGCGATCGAGCGCGGTTTCGCCGATGCGCTCCTCTCCGCCGACCAGCTCAAGACCGACGAAAAGACGAAGGCCGACGATCGCTCGATCAATGAAGTGCGTGCGATGGAGCTGACCCTGCTCGCCGCCGGCCATAGCCGCACCGAAGCGCGTGCGCGCATCAACAAGATCAAGGGCACGCCTGGCGCTGCCCGCGAGACGGGCTCCACGCCGGACGCTGGGGCCGCCACCGAACTGCTCTCGCCGCTGGCAGGGCTTCTCAACGAACTTCGCTCCTAGAGGAGATCAACATGCAAAATATGAAGAAGGCCGTCCTCTTGGCGGCCGGCGCAGCTATCGCGCCCATGCCCCGTGCCATCCTCGGCTCGCGCGTCAAGATGGACGCATCCGATCCCAAGGCCCTGATCGAACAGATCCAGGCTGCCGTGAAAGAGATGCGGGAAACCAATGACCAGCGCCTGAGTCGTATCGAATCCAAGGTCGATCCGCTCGATGTCGAGAAGTTCAACAAGCTCAGCGACACAGTCTCCAGCCTCGAAAAGGCGCTGGACGAACAGGCGGTGAAGATTGCCGCGGCCAAGCTCGGCGGCGCGCCCGGCGATATGGAGCCGACCGATCCCGGCTATGTAAAGGCCTTCAAGGCGCATATGCGCAAGGGCGATCAGGCCGGCCCGGAAGTCATGGCGTCCATGTCCGTCGGCGTTGCCACGGACGGCGGCTATCTGGCTCCGGTGGAGTGGGATCGCACGATCACGAACAAGCTGAAGCAGCGCTCGCCGATCCGTGAGAACGCCCAGGTCATCCAGATCAGCGGCAACGGCTTCAGTCGCGTGTACAATGACGGCGTGATCGGTTCGGGCTGGGTCGGTGAGACCGCCGCGCGGCCGACCACGACCAACCCCGGCCTGACTTCGCTCGCGTTTAACACCGGCGAGATCTATGCCAATCCGGCCATCACCCAGACCGCGCTCGACGACATCGCGCTCGACCTCGAGCAATGGCTCGCCGACCAGGTCGACGGTGAGTTCGCCATTCAGGAAAATATCGCCTTCCTGAGCGGCAACGGCACCAACAAGCCGACCGGCATCCTCAACTATGTGACCGGCGGTGCCAACGCGGCCACCCATCCCTTCGGCGCCATCACCGGGGCGACAGTCGCGGGCACCACAGCGGTTACGACCGATGAGGTGCTTGATCTCATCTATTCGTTGCCGAGCGAGCGTAATGCCAATGCGAAGTTCTTCATGAACCGCGCGAGCCTCGGTAAGATCCGCAAGCTGAAGGACGGGCAGGGAAACTATATCTGGCAGCCCACTTATGTGGCTGGTCAGCCATCGACACTGGTGGGCAATCCGATCGTCGAGGTGCCGGGCATGCCGAACATGACGACGGGCCTGGTCAGCATCCTCTTCGGCGACATGGAGGCGACCTATCTGGTCATCGATCGCATTGGCATCCGCGTGTTGCGCGATCCCTTCACGAACAAGCCTTACGTCAACTTCTACACCACCAAGCGCGTCGGTGGCGGGGTCCAGAACCCTGAATATATGCGCTACATCAAGCAGGCGTAACCCAGCGGCGGGGCGAACGGAGCCGCGCGGTTGCGGCTCCAATTTCATTGGAGACTGTTATGGCAATCACGAAGCAAGGCGCCACCGCTCGCACGGTGGACAAGAATGCGACGCCGGAGAAGCTCGCACCGGCAACCGAAGTCGAAGCCTCCGGCGCTATTATTGAGCCGGCAATCGCGGAGGGCGTCGACATGAACCATCCGGCGGTCGACGCCAATCCGCGCGAAAATTCTACGCCGGAGATGAACCAGATCGACTTCAACGATCCGACGAAGACGCCGGAGCAGGCGGTCGCCGACAATCTCGGCGCACCGCAAGCAGCCGACGAAGACTGAGAAGCCGCGCAAGCAGCTTCACGCGAAGGGCCGTCCATCGGGGCGGCCCTTTTCATTTGAATTCGGGAGACATCCATGGCGTCCGCGACCAAGTTTCAGCAGTTCGTCGAGCATGTGGCGGAAAAGGTGCACAATCTTCAGTCCGATACGCTGAAGGTGCTCCTGACGAACACCGCGCCGAATGCGGCCACCCACACGGTCAAAGCCGATCTCACCGAGATCTCGGCCGGCAACGGTTACACGGCTGGCGGCAATGCCGCGACGGTTTCCAGCTCAGCGCAGTCGGGTGGCACCTACAAGCTGGTGCTGGCCGATGTGGTGTTCACCGCCGCGGGCGGGCCGATTGGGCCGTTCCGCTATGCGGTGCTCTACAATGACACGCCGACCAGCCCAGCCGATCCGCTGATCCAATATTATGATTATGGATCATCGATCACGCTCGCCGACGGCGAGTCCTTCACGGTCGATTTCGACCCGACCACCGGCGCGCTGCAGCTCGCCTGATCATCGTGATCCTCGGGAGGCTTTCCCATGGCATCGGGTAACACGCTGCTGCAGTTCGCGGCGCAGGCCTATGAAGCGCCGGCGTCGAACTATGCGCAGATCGGCACGCGCAACGCGCATACGATGCTCGCGTTCGATACCACCACGCAGGAAACGGTCTTCTTCACCGGGGTGATGCCGCGCCATTATGGGGGCGGTGGCGTCACGGTTTACCTGCACTGGATGGCCGCGAGTGGGATCGTGACCGGCACCATCGGCTGGGATGTCGCTTTCGAGCGGATGTCCGATGGATCGACCGACCTCAACTCGGACAGCTTCGCTACCGCGCAGACGGTCACCGCCGCCACGGTTCCCGGCACTTCTGGGGTCGCGGCCGTCACGAATGTGGCGATCAGCAACGGCGCCAATATGGATGGGGTGGTGGCCGGCGATAGCTTCCGCCTGCGCGTCCGCCGGGACGTTGCCAACGATACGGCCGCGGGCGACGCCCAGCTGCTCGCGATCGAGATCAAAGAAACCTGATGGCTTACCAGCTCAACGGCACGAGCGATTATTTCCCGCTGGGATTTACGCCGGTCAACCAATTGCCGCTCACCATGGCGTGCTGGTTCAATCCAGATGACGTGGCGACCAAATATGCCCTGATGGGCCTGGGGGTGAACAGCGGCGGCAATGAGCGGCTAAGCCTCATCGCCGATGGCAGTGCCGCGGGTGATCCGGTCGGGGCCGAGGCCCGCAACAGCTCCAGCACCACCGCTGCGGCCACCACGTCTACCAGTTTCCAGACCGGAAGCTGGCAGCATGCGGCCGGCGTCTTCACGTCGACCACGAGCCGCCGCGCCTTCCTCAATGGCGGAGGTGCTGCCAGCAACAGCACCTCGATCAGCTTCGCGAGCGCGATCGATCGGCTGCATGTCGGCGCCAGGCTCTCGGTCGGCGTCGCCTCGAACCTGTTCAAGGGCAAGATCGCGGAAGCGGCCATGTGGAATGTGGCGCTCACCGATGATGAGGTTGCCGCTCTGGCGCAGGGGATCTCTCCCAATCTGATCAGGCCGGGAAGCCTGTGGTTCTATGCGCCGCTGGTCAACGGCCTGCAGAATTTGCGCGGCGGCATCCTCAGCTCGGCCGGATCGCCGGTGCTCGCCGATCATATTCCGATCATCCAGCC